ATGGCTAAGGCAATGACCGAGGATGAGGTGCGCGACAAAGCCCGCGCAACCCTTGGCTTTAGCGATAGCGGCATAGCAGATTGCGGCGTGGGGCAGCTCACGACCTTCAACCAGCTTGGCTTTCCCAGCGTCGCCGACAAACCGGACGGATGGTACCTTCCGCATAACCATAGTGACGTGGCCCTTGTTCTTGAGGTCAAGGCTTCGCACATCAAGCTCGGCACCAAACAGGCCGAGGAGGTCTTGAAGGATGCTCGAATCGTCCAAACGCGCTATGAGAAAGTCATAGGAGTCCTCTACAACGGCGATGAGGTCAGGGTCTTCAAGGGAACCGACGAGATAGAGGCCGTCGCTGACTTGCAGAATCTCAGATACTACCTTGGCCTCTACAAGGCAGACGCAATCGACAAGGAGCGCATCTACGAGCTGACCGCCCGCATCAACGATAGCCTTCACTTCAATTTTGGCATCAAGAACCTCAACCATCGCATGATATTCACTGCCTGCACTCTCGTAGCAAAGCGCTACGGTGCCTTCATCCGTCCGGGCATGGGCTACTCGGAATTTCACAACGCTATCCTGAGCTGCCTGAACAAGGAACTGATACGTGCCAAGCAGCAAAATCGCAAGCTCGAACTGCTCTCTGACACCTTCGCCAAAATTGAGATGAATCTCGACACCGACAGCGAGGAGGAGAAGGCGCAACAGCGCATCAAGGACCTCATTGCTACCTTTATCGAATGGGTGACGGAGATTTCCGACTGTCTCAACTCGGATGCATGGCGCGGCGAAGATGTGATGGGCATCTTCTTCAACGAGTTCAATCGCTACAAGAAGAAGGCGGAAGTAGGTCAGGTCTTTACACCCGAGCACATCACCGACTTCATGTACCGCATCATCGAGGTCAACAAAGACGACAAGGTTCTTGATGCAACTTGTGGCTCTGGAGGCTTCCTCGTAAAGGCCATGGCGAACATGATTCAAGAAGCGGGAGGCATTGGCACCGACAAGGCGAAGCGCATAAAGCAGGGCCAGCTCTTTGGCATCGAGCTTGACCGGGAACTTTACTCTCTTGCCTGTGCCAACATGCTCATCCACAAGGATGGCAAGACCAATCTTGAGCAGCTCGACGCCCGCTATGCCGAAGCCTCCACATGGATTTCGCACGCAGGCAAGCAGGAAAGAACCGATACGGAGGGAAAGCCCATCTGGGTCGGGAAGGGCATCACCAAGGTACTCATGAACCCACCTTTTGAGAACAAGTACGGCTGCATGAACATCGTTGAGAACGTGCTCGACAGCGTGCCGTCCCATACCATGTGCGCGTTCATCCTGCCAGAAAAGAAGCTGGAAAAAGCAAGCAAGACCCAGATGAAACGCGTTTTTAAGCATCACAGGCTGCGAAAGATTGTGAAGCTGCCAGAAAACGTATTTCTCGACGCGGGCGTCACAACGAGCGTCTTCGTATTCGAGACGGGCACTCCACAGGGCATCAAATTCGTGAAGAAGGCGGGCGCTGCGGAGACGTGGCAGGGCGGGCATGAGATATTTGCCTGCTATATGGAGAAGGACGGCCTACAGACGGTCAAGAACAAGGGACGCCATGATGTTCATGGGGAATGGCCCGCAATTGAGGACTACTGGGTAGATGTTGTACTCAAGCAAAGCGGCGACGGTACCTGCCAGTGGATTAGCCCGAGTGAGCACCTGTCCTACCAGATGCCGGAGAAGCCTTTTGAAATTAGCGAGGAAGACTTCCGCAAGACGGCGCTCGACTACCTCCTCTTCCAGTGTAGCATCGATGCAAAGGAATTCGAGAGCAGACTTACGAGTGCAACCCTCTACTCAAGTACAGTGGCCGATAGCGAAGACGCCGTTACCATAACTATACCCAAAGTCGGTGAGGGAGAGTGACTATTGATACAACAAGCTGGGTGGAATTCAAGATTGGCGATCTTTTCGAGCTGAGAAAGGGCACCCGCCTCACCAAGGCAAACATGATTGAGGGCAACATCCGTTTTGTAAGCGCCGCCAATGCGAACAACGGCGTGACTGCCCATATCGGCAACAACGACCACGTTCACTCCGAAGGTACCATATCGGTCTGCTACAACGGTAATGGAGGCACGGGCAAGGCCTTCTATCAGGACAGACCCTATTGGGCGTCTGATGATGTTCACGTGCTCTACCCGAGATTCCGCCTGCAAAAGGAATTCGGCGATGTTGAGTGGACAGGTCTTAACCCCACAGTGGGCCTCTTCCTTGCGACCACAATCGAGAGGGTCGGGCGAACCAAGTACGGCTTTACCGACAAGTGGAAGCTTGAATACATGCGCGAAGACAAGATAAAGCTTCCCGTGGATATTCAAGGAGAGCCAAACTGGACGTGGATGCAGCAATATATGGGCGAACTTATGGAAAGGGCAGATAGGGGCTACTCGGCAGTTAGCCACATCGACATTGAGTTGGAATCCTTGGTTAATACGGCCAGTTGGGCCTCTTACCAAGTAGGTGCGCTGTTTGAGCCGCTTGAGAGCGGCTACATTGGGCATGAAAAAAGAATTGGGTCTGCGACTACTATCCCGGATGCTGATCATACGATTCCTCTCACGTGTGCCAAGTATGGAAACAACGGAATCATGTATTGGGGCAGACCTGAAGACTATGCCACTCAGACGAATGTCATTGCCGTAATACGCGATGGAGCAATCTCAACAGGTAAGGTGTACGCACAAAAAGGCGAGGTGGGAGTATATAGCCATAGCTACCTTATCCGGCTTAAGACGCCGCGAGCTACGTTTGAAATAAATATGTTTCTTGCTCGGGTACTAGAGAACACAATATACGCGAAGTATTCCCGCGACAATGCGTGTATATGGGAAAAGGTAAAGAACGAAACCATTCTATTGCCCCATGATGAAGATGGTGTTCCCAACTGGAATTATATGGACGCCTACATGCGAAAGGAGCTAGAGCGAGCCAGTGTGATACTCAATTGTCTCAATTCGGCGCTAGACAATAATGAAAGTAGCTGCTGACGGCCCATTGTGGATGCAGAGCTAGATTGTTGGGTACCAAATGGGCACCACAAATGCTGGCTCTTTCGCTATCTTGTAACCACAACCGGAACCTTACTCACGCTCGGTCTATACCCAAAGTACAAAGGCCCCGTTACCAAGAAGCCCCATGTAGAATGCTAAAAACATAGCATTCTACATGGGGCTTCAGTGATTGCCGGTTCTCGTAGCTTGCAGGTCAATCAAACCCACTAATGAGACGAGAGAACATGGTTGAGACCGATAAACCCCGCTGATTCATACGTGAATTTTCTTCTGAGCTATTCCCACTCGATAATAGCGGTTGGTTAGCCTTGGTTTTTGCGACTCCGTTTGGCCAGGTCAGGGCTTTGTTGATGCGGTTGTCAAATTGCTCGCGGGCTTGCATGGAAGAATCTTAGAAGAATCGGGCTGGTGGTTCGCTCCGTGGAGAGAGACGCGCTTTCCAACCCTAGAACACCTTCGACACCGCAGCCACCGCCTCCTTCTTGGCGTCGAGGTTAACGTGCGTGTAGATGTCCATCGTGATCTGGGAGCTGTAGTGTCCCGCGAGCTCCTGCATGACCTTCGGGTGCACGCCGTTGAGTGCGAGCAGGGTGAGGTAGGAGTGCCTCAGCTCGTGGAAGCTCCAGCCGTCGAGTCCGAAGCGCTCGCGGTCGATTGACCACCAACGGCTGAGGGAGCCGGGCGTCACGCGCTCGCCGTAGTGCGTGGCGATGATGGGGGTCTCCTCGGTCTGCTCCAGGTAGCCCTCCTCCGGCTTGCGCCACTGGTTCGTCTTTGCGAACTGCTCTGCCTGGGCGGCCTTCTGCTTGAGCAGCGCCTCGCGCGTCACCTCGGGCAGGGGCAGCAGGCGCATGCCCGCCTTGGTCTTGGTCTCCTTGAGGTTGCCGAGCCCGTCGAAGCTGTGGCTCACGTCGACGATTCCGTTCTCGAAGTCGATGTCCTTCCATGACAGGCCGCAGACCTCGCCGCGCCGAAGTCCCATCGTGATGGCGACGAGGTAGGCGCACTCGCGCGGCACCTCGGGGTCGAGCCCCTCGATGAGCTCCTGGATCTGCTCGGGCTTCATGGCGCGCTTCTCTCGCGTGTCCATCTTGGGCGGGTTGGCCGCGTCGCACGGGTTCTTCACGAGGATCCCCTCCTTGACCGCATGCTCGAACACGAGCGTTATGTTGTCGTGGATCTGGTTGACGTAGGAGCCGCTCGACGGCTTGCCGGAGAGCGTGTCGCCCTTGAGCATCGCGATGTACATGTCATCGAGCATGGCGGGCGTGACGGCCGCGAGGTTAACCTTCCCGATGTGGCGGATGGCAGCCCTGAACTGCCACTCCTGCCGCACCTGGGTGGTGGGGGCGACCTCTTTTTTTGCGGCGCGGATCTCGAGGTAGCGCATGCAGTATTCCTCGAAGGTGTAGGACGTACGGCCCTGCACCTCATCGTGCTCGATCTCCTTGATGAACTCGCGCAGGTCGGCCTTTGCCTTGGTGAAGGTCCCCTCGACCACGCGCGTCTTCTGCTGGTACTTCCCCGTGCGCGGGTTGAGCCCGATGGGCACACGGAGCTGCCACTTGCGGCACTTGGACTTTGGCTTGTCCTTCTCCATCTGGATGATGGAGCCCTCGCCGGTGACCTTTGCCATGGCTACTCACCGTCCCCGACGACGACGTAGGGCGGGCGGTAGTGCCACTCGAGGTCGCGGGCGAGCTCGCGCTGCCGGGGCTCGTCGAGGCGCAGGGCCTCGCCGGGAGCGGCGACGAGGGCGACGGCGGGGATTTCCGCGCCGGAGCCGTCCGTAAGGGAGAAGGACACGACGATGAGGTTCTTCTCGTCCTTGGCCATGGCGCTCACCTCCTGCCCTGGGAGCGGGCAGCGCGCTCGCCGAGCTCCACGTAGGAGAGGTAGCTGTCCACGAGGGCGCGGCCCTCGGGGCTAAGCGCGTCGTAGCGGGGCTGGATGCCCTCGGGCTCGGGCGCGTCGATGTCCTCGCGGCCGATGACGAGGTCGATGGAGCAGCCCAGCTTGTCCGCGATCTGCCACGCCGCCGGCAGCGGGATGCCGCAGTCGGCGCCGTCGCCGGCGCGCTCGTAGCGCGCGTAGGTGGAGCCGGGGATGCCGAGCGCCTCGGCGAACTCCTTCGCGGAGCGGTAGCCCGCCTCGCGGCGCAGGCGCTGGAGTGTTCTTTTGCCGCTGATGGGCTTGTAGGGGGTTTGGGAGGTTGCAGTCAGTGACATATACTTGTCACCGTCCCTTCTGGATTTGCCTCTGGACCGGACGCCGGGCCCGTGGGAGTGCCAGCTCCTGCGGGCCCACCTGTTTCTCCTTCTACGCCTTCGCATCACCGCCCCTCGCGCTCGCCTCGGAGTCGTACTCGACCATGACGCCGTGGTCGACGGAGCCCCACAGCACATGCATGCCGTCGAGCTCGAACTCGCCGTGGGTGCGGTCGTAGGCAGCCATGATCCTCTCGATGGTCCTGTTGTCGACGACCTCCTGTGCCTTGAGCGGGTGCTTGCCGCGCTTCTTCGCCGCCTGCTCCCGGAGGAAGGACTCGAAGGCGGCGCGGGCGGCCTCGGCGCTCTCGAACGCGACGAGCTCGCCGAAGGCGGCTCCCTCCCCCATCTCCGCGAGCATCTGGCGCTCGTACTGGTAGCAGAGGGCCTCGTAGGGGCGCTCCTCCTCGCGGCGGCGGCGCTCGCGGATCTTGGCGTCCTTCATGAGCACGAACTCGCGCAGCTCGTCGGCCAGCGCCCTCGCCTCGGGCGTGAGGCCGTCGTACTCGAGCTGCACCTCGCCGCGCATGCACGCGGGGTCGGGCGCCTCGCGGTCGACGATGGCGTCGATGGTGGTGCCGAAGATGTCCGCGAGCTGCCAGGCGCGGTCCATGGGGATCTTGTCGGGGTTGGACTCGTAGCGTGCGTAGGTGGAGACGGATATCTCGTGCGCCAGCGCGAAGTCGTTGGAGTTCTTGTAGCCCGCCGCCTTGCGGAGCTTCAGAAGGTTGCTCGCCATGCCCTCCGCCTCTCTCGGATGTGTTCGTCCTGTGGAGGGGTGCCCTCGGCGCCCTCCGTGTCGATGTTACGCTTCGCAACAGATTCTATCACTACTTGACAAGCCGTTCAATCTCATACGCTCATTCTACCTCAATTCTTGCAAAGAATCTCACTTGTTGACAATTCCTGTGATATTCTACCGCTGCACGGCGACGAAACGTGCCACTTCGTGACAGACGGGGCGGAGCCGCGCGTGCGGTCCAGAGGCAAATCGGATGAGAGGGAGCGAGAGATGAGTTTCGAGGAGCTGCCGTACTTCATGACCCCCAAGCAGCTCGCCGACGTGACGGGCGAGCACGAGGGATCCATCACGCGCGGCATACGCGAGGGGCGGATCCCCGCCGACAAGGTGAACGGTCGCTGGCGTATCTGCCGCGACGTGATCTTCAAGAACGCGAAGAAGGGGGCCTCGGATGACGGAGAGGGCCGCGAGTAGCCCACGTGGGACGGGCTCCCTCGCCGACGCGCTGGCACGCGTCCCCCGGGAGCTGAAGATCGAGCCGCGCTGGGTGTGCTGGCGGCGCGAGGAGCGCAACGGCAGGGCGACAAAGCTGCCCGTGGACGCCCGTACCGGGCGCATGGCCAAGAGCACCGACCCGGCGACCTGGGCGGCCTTCGAGGAGGCCGTGGCTGCGGTGGGCCGCTGGCGCTGCGACGGCGTGGGGTTCGTCTTCGGGCCCGACCGCGCCTTCACGGGGCTCGACCTCGACCACGTGATCGAGGGCGGAGTGCTGGACGCTGAGTACCGCTGGGTGGTCGAGGAGGCGGGCACCTACACGGAGGTCTCGCCCTCCGGCGACGGGCTGCACCTGATCTTCAGGGGCGCGAAGCCCGACTGGGCTCAGCGCTCGAGGAAGGGACAGCCCGGCGGGCGCGTGGTGGAGATGTACGACCACGACCGCTACTTCACGGTGACGGGGGACGTGTTCGAGGGTCGCGGGACGCTGGGCTCCAACCCCGAGGTCGTCGAGAAGGCGTACCGGACGTGGATCGAGCCGGGGCGGGCCGCCGCGCAGCCGACGCTCTCGGAGGTGCCAACGGCCGGCGCGGACATGGACGACGGGGCGCTGCTCGAGCGCATGTACGCCTCCCGCAGCGGCGACGCGATCCGCGCCCTCATGGCCGGCGACTGCTCGGCGCAGGGCGGCGATCGCTCGGCGGCGGACATGGCGCTGTGCTCGCACCTCGCGTTCTGGTGCGCCGGCGACGCCGCCCGCATGGACCGGATCTTCCGGCGCTCCGGCCTCATGCGCGACAAGTGGGACAGCCGCCGGGGCGGCACCACCTACGGCGCGCAGACGATAGAGCGGGCGATAGAGGGCTGCGCGGAGTTCTACCGGCCGAGGGAGAGGCGGGCCGACCGTCCTTCTCGCCCCGTGCGTCCTTCTCGCGTCAATGACAAGAACATGTGTTCGACCGCTGCGCCCGACACGGACGGAGGGGGCTCCCCCGACGAGGAGGCGCCGGACTTCGAGAGCGCGCCCTCCGTGGAGGGGTGGTTCGTCGACGCTCGCGGGCGGCTGTGGGTGCGCGGACGCGACGGGGAGCTTTCGCGCTCGGTGACGTCGACGGCGCCCTGGGTGGCGGCCGACCTCGTGGACGTGGACACCGGCGACGTGCGCGCCCTCGTGCGCGTGACGGTGCCCGGCGGCGTGCGCGAGCGGGCGCTCGACCGCGAGGTGCTGCTCAACCAGAGCAAGGTGATCGGCGCGCTCGCGCCCCTCGGGGCCAACGTCTCGTCGGCCAACGCTAAGGACGTCGTGCGCTACCTGACCGACGTGGAGCGCCGCTACGGATGGGCGCGGCCGCGCGCGAGGAGCGTCGTGCACCTGGGGTGGGCGGACGGCCCGCTCTCCGCCTTCATGCCCTACGACCTGGGCGAGGGCGGCGTGCGCTTCGACCCCAGCCCGGACGAGGCGGTGAAGGCGCGCCCCTTCATGGAGCCGGCGGGCACGCTCGCGGCGTGGGTCGAGGGCGTGGCGCCGGCGCGGGCGGCCTCCATGGCGTTCCGCTGCGTGCTGGCGGCGAGCTTCGCCTCGCCCCTGGTGTCGCTCCTGGGCGTGCAGACCTTCATCGTCTACCTCTGGGGGCGCTCGCGCTCCGGCAAGACGCCGACGCTCAAGGCGGCGGGCTCGGTGTGGGGCGACCCCACCGAGGGCGCGGACAGCTACTTCCGCACCTTCGCGGACACGCCCAAGAGCATCGTGCGGGCGGCGGCGCTCCTGCACGACATACCCGTGATCATCGACGAGCTGCAGAGCAAGGGCGCCGTGGGCGGCCAGGCGGGCAAGCGCCAGGTCGTGGAGGACCTGCTCTACTCGCTCTCGCTCGGGCACGAGCGCGGCGCGCTGAACAGCGACCGGACGATGATGAGGGCGGGCTCGTGGCGCTGCCTCACGATCGCCACGGGCGAGATCCCCATCGTGGGGTCATCCACGCAGCAGGGCGCGGCGAACCGCACCCTCGAGCTCTGCGCCGAGCCCTTTGAGGACGTGCGCGCCGCCCAGGCGATGCACCACCTCGTCTCCGCGCAGCACGGCACCGCGGGGCGCGCCTACGTGGCGGCGCTGCGGCGAAACGACGCGGCCTTCTACGCGGGGCAGTTCTCCTCCGTGCGCGACGCCGTGTGCGCCGCGGCCGGCGGGCACCCGCAGGCCGACAACGTGGCGCTGCTCGCGCTCGCGGACGCCCTCGCGCAGTTCTACGTGTTCGCGCCGGGAAGCGACTGGGCGGCGTGCCTGGAGGGCGCGATGCTGATGGCGCGCTGGGCGCTCGTGAACGCCACGGGCGCGGACGGAGGCGACACCGACGTGAAGGCGATCCAGTTCGTGGCCGAGTGGCTGGTGCGCAACCGCCTGCACTTCGAGAACTCGGCGGAGATGGACCGGCTCGAGCGCTGGGGCTCCGTGGAGCAGTACCGGGACCGCCCCGGCTTCTGCTGGTGGGTCTTCTCGTCCGTGCTCGACCAGGCGCTCGCGGGCGCCAACTTCGACCGGCAGAAGACGCTCAGGCGCATGGCCGACGAGGGCGTGCTGCTGCCCGGCTCCGGGCGCGGGTTCACGCGGCAGAAGCGCTTCGGCGACTCGCGGGTGTACTGCGTGTGCGTGGACAACGCGGCCCTGGAGGCCATGCTCGAGCGCTCGGCGGGCGCGCCGCCTGCGGTGGCGCCGTCTCAAGGGGGCGGGCCATGCTGAGACACGGGTCGAGACGCCCCTGGCGGCTGGTGAGGGTGCGCGTCCCCTCCTCCCGTCTCGACGTCTTGACGGGGACGAGACATGAGGGGACGTCGCGCGCGGGCGGGCGCGGGCGCGCGCACGCGCGGGCGGGGGCCTTGGGTCCGTTTTCCGTCGAGACGCTGAGACGGGCGGCGTTCGCGCTGGTAGGCGGGCTGTTCGACGTCTTGACCGGAGACGAGACGCGCCCGGGTAGCGGCATGAGACGCGGCGGGAGGGGGCGCAGATGAGCTGGTGGACCGAGGAACAGGACGACGTCCTGCGCGAGGTGAGCTTCAGGGGCGCGGCCTACGCGGCGGCCGAGATCGAGCGGCGCTGCGGCGTCTCCCACTCCGTGCGGGCCGTGGAGATGCGCGCGTCGCGGATCCACTGCTCGCTGGCGCTCCAGACGGTGTGCCCGCAGTGCGGCTCCGTGGGCGTGAAAATCAACCGTCAGACTGGCATGTGTCCGCTCTGCACCGAGCGCTACCACCTCGAGCAGGAGCGCGCCTTCAACGAGCAGCTGGAGCGCGAGCGGGCGCACGCGGAGGAGTCCGCCGAGCTCGAGGAGGTTCGGCGCGAGCGGGACATGATGCGGCAGCGCAACTCCCGCTTGTGCAGGAAGTACGGGCTCAAGGGGCGGCGGGAACGGAAGAAGTAAGGTTGGACGGGTAAAATGGCCTTGATCACGGCGCGCTGTTTGACTCACCTGCGAGACATGCAGGCGCCACGTCTGAAGCTCCCCCTCGGGCGGCCCGAGGCGCGTGAGAACGCAACAGGGGCGGAAGGCGGATCAAGGGAGGCTAGCGTGGGTGAGACCCCCACGTAAGCGCCTCAAGCGGGCATCTCGATTGGGCCTTTACGGTCCCTTCGGGATGCCCCTTTTCGTTGCCTTTGTGACGCGCCTAGAGAATCCACCGTGAGGGGTTCTATCGACTTTCACGGGGGTGATGCGCATGGCAAGGCGTCCGAAGCTGACGCAGGAGATGGTTGACGAGGCGATCCGCCTCAAAGCGGACGGCCTTTCCAACGGCGACATCGTCTGCGCCCTGGGGATCCATGAGTCCACGTTCTACCGCTGGATCGGGGATCCCAAGAACAAGCTGCAGCGCGAGTTAAGCGAGGGACTAAAAAAGGAAGAATCGGCGTTCAAGCGGACACTGCTCACGACCATCCGCTCGGCGGCGCTGGCGAGGAACCAGTACTGGACGGCCGCCGCGTGGCTGCTCGAGCGCAAGTACCCCGACGAGTTCGGCAAGGCGGATCGCCAGCGCGATGACGCCAAGGCCGACGCCGCGCCGAAGATCGTGCTCGGCGTGGTGGCCCAGCCAGTGCAGCAGACGCTGCCGCTGGACGGGCTCGGCGAGGAGCGCGCCGATGGTTGACGCCTCCTCGCTCGTCATCCCGCGCTTTCACGACGTGCTGGGCGACGCGATGGCGCACGGGCACACTCACTACTGGCTCCACGGCGGGCGCGGCTCCACGAAGTCGAGCTTCATCAGCGTGTGCATCGTCCTTCTCCTCCTGCTGAACCCCGAGGCGAACGCGGTGGTGGTGCGCAGGTTCTCGAACACGCTGCGCGACTCCGTGTTCTCGCAGATGACGTGGGCGATCGCGGCGCTGGGGCTCGACGCGTGGTTCCGCGCGCGCATCTCCCCGATGGAGCTCACGTATCTGCCGACGGGGCAGCGCATCGTGTTCCGCGGGGCGGACGACCCGCTCAAGCTCAAGGGCGTGAAGTTCGCGCGCGGCTACGCCGCCGTGGTGTGGTTCGAGGAGCTGGACCAGTTCGACGGCATCGACGCGGTGCGGAGCATCCTGAACTCGCTCCGGCGCGGCGGGAACGACTTCTGGATCTTCTACTCGTACAACCCTCCCCGGACGCTCTGGAGCTGGGTGAACCGCGAGGAGCTGGAGCGGGAGCGGCGCGCGGACACGCTCGTGCGGCAGTCGAGCTACCTCGACGTCATCGAGAGCCACCCGGAGTGGCTGGGCGCTCCGTTCGTGGAGGAGGCGGAGTACCTGCGCTCGGTGGACGAACGGGCGTGGAGGAGCGAGTACCTGGGCGAGGTCACTGGGACTGGCGGCTCGGTCTTCAACAACATCGTTTCCATTCGCCTGTCCGACGCGCGGGTGCGGGGCTTCTCGCGCACGCGAAACGGCGTGGACTGGGGCTGGTTTCCCGACCCGTGGCGGTTCGTGCGCTGCGGCTGGGAGCCCGGCGAGCGGCGGCTCACGATCTTCGGCGAGCTCTCGGCGAACAGGAAGACGCCCTCGGAGACGGCGGCGATGGTGGTCTCCGCCCTCACCTACGCGGACGGTCCCGGCGAGGACAGCTACCTCCACGACGAGCTCATCTGGTGCGACGACACGCCGGACGGCAAGCAGTCGATGGCGGTGTGGCGGCGCGAGGCGGGGCTGCGCGTTCGGCCAGCGAGGAAGTCGAACATGCGGAGGCTCTCCTTCGAGTGGCTGGCGGGGCTCCGCGAGATCTGCATCGACCCGGAGCGGTGCCCGCTTGCCTACGAGGAGTTCACCCTCAAGGAGTACGACCGCGACCGCGACGGCACGTGGCTCGACGACATCCCCGACGGCAACGACCACAGCATCGACGCGGTGCGCTACGCGATGATGGACGACGTGCTGAGGGGCTAAAGCTTGCGGGCGTTCTTCTCGACAGCTAAATGATGGTGCATGTATGTATGGAAGTGTGATAGCCGGAAAGGGTTTCGCGCGTTCTTCTCGCCTAAAATGAAATAGTCAATTGCAGCTATGTGGGCAGGTGTGCCATGAACATCCCTCTGAACAGCATCCTCAACCTCACGGAAGAGCAAATTAAGGGCAGCAAGATTGAGCTGAATCTGTTTGACGGCGGTACGCACGAGGCCTTCATCGACCGGTGGCTCGAACGCCCAGAGAGTGAGCGGGCTGCGGGGCGCGCGAAGCGCTGCTCGTACTGGGCTTGGTACGGGAAGAACCGAAGGAACTTCCATGTGGGTGATTGGGTGTTCAGCTTCATGCGGCTCTATCGCCAGGATGAGTGGCTGTTCGTGTCCGCCGCCGAGATAATCGAAATGCCGGAGCGGGGCGCGGAGAACGGGTATGCAACGGTGAGGATTCTTGACCAATACGCGCCGCTGTTCGGCCGGCTCATCATCAACCTCCACCGAGGTAACAAGTTCTCCCTTTATGTGTTTAACCTCGACTCGTACCTTAACGAGGCGACGGTGAAGGAGATCCTGCCTGCGCTCTACAGCGGCGACACGTTTAGCGGTTACGACCGCGTGCACCTGCCCTACGCCAAGCTCGACCGGATATTCAGGCGCGAGATCATGCCCTCGTACTACGACGCCCTGGAGAGCGTGACGGGGGTCTACTGCCTCACGGACACCAGGACCGGAAAGCTCTACATAGGCTCTGCCACCGGTGAGGGCGGCGTGGCGGCGCGCTGGGGCAGCTACCTTGACTCCAAGCACGGAGGCAACAAGAAGCTGCGAGAGCTCTACGATCGCGAGGGCGAGGGGTACTTCCGAGAGAACTTCGAGTTCACGCTCCTGGAGTACTTCGGCATGAGCTACGACCCGCAGAAGGTGCTGGAGCGGGAACAGTGGTGGAAGGACTGCCTCGACACGCGGGCTCACGGATACAACGATAACTAGACGGGCGTTCTTCTCGACAAATTGAAATAGTGCCTGGACGCATGGGGTGTGCGGCAGCCGGAAGTGGGTGCCACACGTTCTTCTCGCCTAAAGCGCGATTCAGTTGGCTACTGAATCCCGGGGGTTCTTCTCGCCTGGCGTTCTTTTCTTTTTGGCCTTTGTGACGGGCGGGTTCAATGGGCGTGTTCGGACGAGGCGGGAGGCGGGCCATGGGCGTGAACGATGACGAGTACTGGGTGCCGGAGCACGTGAGGGAGTGGCTGAGGTCGCTGGGGTTCACGCTGCCGCTGGAGGACATGGAGCCGCACATCAGGGCTTGGGATGGCTGGATGCGGGCGCTCGGGGACTTCTACGACTACCGCGACACCGACGGCGTGGGGCGGGTGTACGAGGTGCACCGGCGCTCGATCCACCCGGCGATGCGGGTGTGCCGGGAGTGGGGATCGCTCCTCCTGAACGACAAGACGCAGGTGGCGTGCGAGGCGCAGGAGTGCACGAACTGGCTCGCCTCGTTCTTCTCGCGGACGGGTTTTCTCGCCAGCGCGCAGGAGTGCGTGGTGCGCGCCTTCGGCCTGGGGACGGGCGCGTGGGCGCTCTGGGTCGATGCGGGATCTCGCGAGGTGCGCGTGAGGCGCTACGACGCGCGCATGGTGATCCCGCTCACGTGGGACGAGGAGGGCGTGACGGAGTGCGCGTTCGTGACGCGGGCGTTCTGGCGGGGACGGGCTATCGACCAGGTGCAGCTGCATCTGAAGGGTTCGGACGGGGCGTCCTTCTCGCCTGCGAACTTCTCGCCCAGTGGAAGTGCGGCGTCGGGTTCTTATCGCCTATCGAATGATGGAGAGCAGGGTGGCTATCGGATCGTCACGGTGTGCTTCGATAAGGACGGGAACCGGGTGGAGCCCGAGGGCGTGTGCCCGGTGCACGAGACGGGCTCGGAGTGGCCAACCTTCTCGATAGTCAAGCCCGCCATCGACAACACGAGGGTGGACATGAGCCCCTACGGGCAGAGCGTGTTCGCGGACGCGGTGGACGCCATCCAGGCCGTGGACCTCTGCTACGACGCGATGATGAGCGAGATAGACAACGGGAAGATGAGGGTGTTCCTGTCGGACGTGATGTTCGACGTCGAGCGGGACGGCAAGGGCTCGCGCGTGGCCATCCCCTTCGGCAAGGCTGACTGTACGGTGTTCCGCAAGGTCATGAGCACGGAGGACACGATCCACGAGTTCGCGCCGACGCTCAGAACCGAGGCGCAGGAGCGGGCGCTGCGCGTCGCGCTGCAGACCCTCGGCGACCTGTGCGGGTTCGGGCTCAAGTACTTCGACATAGACGAGGGGTCGGGGTACGTGAAGACCGCCACGGAGGTGTCGGCCGACAACTCGGCGCTCATGCGCAACGTGCGCCGCCACGAGCACGCCCTGGAGGGCGCGATCGCGGGCATCTGCCGCGCGCTGCTCGCGGTGGAGCGGACGCTCGGTGCCGAGCTGCCCGACGAGGGCGGGATACGGGTGGCGTTCGACGACAGCATCATCTCGGACACGGCGAGCGACAAGCGGCAGGACATGGACGAGGTGGCAGCGGGGCTCATGCAGTCGTGGGAGTACCGGGCCAAGTGGTACGGCGAGGACGAGGAGACCGCCAGGGGCGTCGCGGGGGCGGGCGGCGCCCACTAGCGCGTGGCGCCTGCGGGCGCTGCGGCTGCGGCAGCGGCGCCGTATCGCCGGGAGGCCGGGCGAGTGCGCACGGGCTGCCTCCGACGGGCAGCGACGGGCGCGGGGGCGGCAGGGCGAGCGCCGGTTGCCCGGTGCCGCGCGGCGGGCGCGGCGCATGCCCCGGCCCCGGACAGGCCGGCGGCTGGGCGGCGCGCGACCGGTGGCACCGCATGCAAAGCGCAGGCGGTCCGCTTGCGGTCCGCCGAAGCGAGGCGAGGCCGCGCGCCGCCCTGACGCGGGCCGGATGCACCGACCCATGGGCGCCGCGATCGCCGTGCGGGTCGTGGGCCGTGCGCGAGCCCGGACGCCGCCGCACTGGTCGCGGTCGGCCGCGTCATCGCAGCGCGCACCCGCCCAGCCTTCCGGGATGGCGGTCGCGAGCCCCCGGGTGGCGCCTGCGCCCCCGTGTGCCCTGCCGCCGGGCTGGGGTGACGGCACTGCCGGTAGCGGGCGGCCCGGCTTGGGCAGCAGCCCGCCTGCCGGAGCGCAGTGCGCCGCGCCGCGAGGGCGTGACGCGTGCCCAGCCGCGAAGGTGGGCTTTCGGCAGGCACCGGGCTGGCGCAGGCCGGGGCTTGCGCCGCTGCGAGGAAGCGACCCGCGGCACGTGCGCGTGTTCTCCTTGCATCAGGCGCCGCCACGGCGCAGCCGCGTATGCGCGCGGCGCGAGTGGCAGACCGCGCAGCGGGCTGACGCGAGCCGCGGCGCATTACGCGGCGGAGCCGTGGGGGCGCCGTGTGGTCGACCTCCCCGCGCACGGGACGCGGGGCGCTGCCGAGCCGTGCGCAAGACCCGGCCGGAGCCTGCCCGGTGCCGTATGCGTCGGCTTCCCGCGGGCTGGGCGCGTGGCACGCCCGAGCCGCGAGCGCACGGAGCGGAGGCGGGCGGGCTGCGGGCGGCCCTCGATGCGTAGCGGACGGCTGTGCCGGCGCCCCGGGGTGGCGGCAGAAAAATGCAGCCATAGATACAAAAGGAATCGAATGGCCAGAGAGGACTGCGCTTACCGATGGTCGATTCTTGACAGGCAA